AAAGGGTTGTTATATTGCAGGGAATGGCTGTGATCGTATTGGGTCTTAGTATCATTATTTTTAAACAATGTCTACTATGACAGATGCTATTGCAACAATCAAAGAAAGAATAGAAATAATTTTAGAAAGTTTTGAATCTGATTCAGCAGATATTGCATTTTGTTTGGCAGTTTCTGCAATAGATGTAATGGCATCTATTTGCTGTTGATATTTTGCTTCTCGTTCCTTTTCTATTTTTCGTTGAAGCTCAAATTCAGCCAAATGAGCACGTCCTAGTTCAGTGATAGAAAGTTCATCAGATTCGTTTATGGATACGAGATTTGCATTTAAAAACATTTCTACATATCCATCAATAGACGGAAAATCGAAAAAGAAATCACCAGGATTTTGCCCAGGACATTCTAATATTGCCGTTAGAATTTCATATTGATATTCGGTAAGTTTAAATAACAAATTTTCCATTAAGAATACTCCTCTCTTAAGACTCAGACATGATAATGTCTTGTGAATTAAGTATAGGAGATATATGGAAGAAAGACAACAGAATAATAGCAGATGGCTTAATCCTCTGTCCGATGCACGTAACCCCGAAACCCTCCCTAAATTGGTTAAGTATTAAAAATAACACTCAATCGGACGGAGACTTAAGCCATCTGAAGAAAGGCAGGTGATAAAGGTGTTCAAGGACAGGCTTAAAAAAGTAATGGTAGATCAAAACATCAATCAAGTAGAGTTGTCTAGAATCTGCAGTGTAAGTAGATCGACCGTCAGTAAGTGGATGTCTGGAGATTCGGAACCGACAAAAGCAAGACGAAATGAGATTGCAGAAGCATTTGATCTTCCAGAGAATTACTTTGAAGAGATAGTAATTCCTAAAAAGAAAATAGAGACGTTAACCCCGAAAGAAGTTGCGTATTTGATGGGAATGGGTGTTCCAACAATCGAAAAAGGACTGATTCAAGGGATTTTTCCATGGGGATATGCAATCCGGACAAGCGAAAAAAAGCACAGGTATTTCATAAATGCAAAAAAGTTTTTTGCAACTGAAATGATAAGCGTTTGAGAAAGGAGCATGAGATGAAAAGTGAAACAAAAGCCATGATCTGCACGGCAGCGGTGCTGATCGCAATGGGAATATTTAAGGAATTAGCAGCGTTATGTTTGATCACAGCGATGATCTATGAGGAAGGAGTGAAGAAATTTGATAGATAAGAAAGAAAAAAGTGCCCACGGAGCGGCAACTCCAATGAGCACATGTGTTGATCATAAACAAGAACAGTATAACACAGATCAGAAGAAAAGTGAAATTAGAAAAACAGCAGTTGAGATCTTTGATCTATTTTTGCAGCTACAAGAAATGACAGATGGAACTATAGACTGGATAGATTGGCGAAAACCAGGTGTTCCATGTGTACAAGCTGAATATCACGGAGCTACCGCAGTGCTAAGCGTTAGGATCTGGGAAAATGGCTTTAATGCAGAACAGCAACCCGATTACAGTACAATGCTGTTCCTGGATAATCAGCACTGTTTGAACGAAGCAAAGTATCTGAAAGAAAAATTGATGGGATTATTAGAAGAAAGAAGAGGAAACGACAATGAAGAGTGAAACAATGAAGAAAGTAACAGAAGGAATCGTAAGAGGTCATGTTTTAGATACAGCAGGATGCACAGACAAGGCAGCTGATGAACTAGAAAAAGTGTTGGAAACCATTTTGTTCGAAATTAGTGATTGCGTAAATCCGGTTCCAGAAATTGCAAGTGATCTTACAGTGGGCGTTCTCAGATTTATTGCAGACACTTTAGAAAAGAATCTGAATGATAAAGAAAAAGAAACTGCAGAACTTGTAAGAGACACTTTACGAATGAAATATAAGACGTTAGTAGTGAGATCAAAAGCTTAAGAAGGAAGACAGACTATGCAAACAATCGAAATCAGCAAAGGAATCAAACGGATCCAGTTCGATTCCTTTGATTCCTGGTTAAATGCCAGACACGGAATCGGTGGATCTGATGCATCTGCGGTATTAGGACTCAATCCATATAAAACCAATATAGAACTTTATTTAGAAAAGACAGGACAGCGAACGGCTCCTGATATTTCAGATAAAGATTATGTAAAGTATGGACACGATGCAGAGCCATTGCTTAGATCGCTGTTTGCACTGGATCATCCAGAGTATAAGGTTGAGTACTTCGGAGACAACATGATCCGAAACGAAAAGTATCCATGGGCACATGCATCTTTGGATGGAGAACTGACCGATCAGGATAGTCGCAAAGGAATCTTAGAAATTAAGACAACTAATATCTTGCAAAGCATGCAGAGAGAAAAATGGAGAGATCAGATTCCGGACAACTATTACATACAGGTCCTGCATTATCTGTTGGTTACTGAATATGACTTCGTTGAGCTTCGGGCACAGCTAAAGTCAGAATGGCAAGGGCAGATAAGGTTGCAGACAAAAGATTACCATATTGAGCGATCAGACGTAGAAGAAGATATTGAGATATTAAGACAAGCAGAAGAAGAGTTCTGGCAGAAAGTTCAAAGAAGGCAACAGCCAAACTTGATTCTTCCAGAAATATAAAAGGAGAAATTGTTATGAATCGATACGATGAATATATGAAAGAGGTTCAAGAAAAGAAAAAAGAAAATCAGGCTATTGTAAATAAAATTGTGGAGATTTTAAAAGGCAATAACCTGACTGTTGAACATATTGAAGTCATCTTAAATATGACTCGTGAAGAGGTGATTAAAACGGCGCATCTGTAACAAAATCTGAATTGGAACGATAAAGGAGAAATATATGGAATTTAAGATATACAATCCGCAGGAAGAAGGATTCCTGAAAGAGATTGATTGGAATTATGAAGAGTTAAAAACAGAGATCCAGAAGAAAGCAAACGACTATATGAATCTGGTCTATACAGCAGATCAGATCAAGGATGCCAAAAAGGATCGCGCAAAGCTTAATAAGTTTGTGACTGCATTAGAAGACAAACGAAAAGAAATTAAGAAACAGGTTATGCAGCCATATGCATCATTTGAAAAACAGGAGAAGGAATTAATCGGTATCGTCAATCAGGCAGTTGCCAATATCGATACGCAGATCAAAGGATACGAGGAAGCAGTACGACAGGAAAAACTGGAAAAGGTCAAAGAAATCTATCAAAAGACAATCGGTGATCTTGATCGCACGGTTCCATTTGAAAAAATCTATAAGGATTCTTGGTTAAATGTATCAACGACATTGAAATCTATCACAACAGAAATCGCAGAGATCAGAGATAAGGTTGACAGCGATCTGAAAGTCATTAACGCAGATACAAGTCCTTATGTTTTTGAAATGAAGGAAGAATATCTGAAAGCTTTTGATCTGACTGCTGCAATGATGAAGAAACAGAAGTTAGAGGAAACCGCCAAGAAAAAAGCCTTATTTGAGGAAGAAGAAAAGCAGAAGGAAGAGCAGAGACAGCAACATTTAAAAGAAGAAGCGCAGAAAGTGATATCTGCTGGTGAAAGCACAGAAGTACAAGAAATGCCAAAAGAACCGGCAGAAGTTCCAAAACCTAAACGTACGGGAGAAAGAACTTTAGCGATCACATTCCGTTGTGTTGTAAAAGAACACAACTTTGATGAAGCGAATGCGAAGATCAGCATTCTTAAGAAAACATGTGAAGAATTTAAAATCATAAGTCAGGAGGAATTATAAGATGGCAGTTGGAAACAGTTTAGCAAACAGAGCAAAAACACAATCCACAAAAACAGGAATCACAACATTCCTTAATAGCATGGCCGTAATATCAAACATTGATCAAGCATTGGGGAAGGATAATAGACAGCGTTTTATTACAGGAGTGATTTCAGCAGTAAATAACAATGAGTCACTAAAAGAATGTACAAACCAGTCTATTCTTTCAGGATCTTTGTTGGGAGAATCTTTAAAATTATCACCTTCCCCACAGTTAGGTCATTACTATCTTGTACCTTTTAATGATAAGAAGTATGGAAAAATCGCTCAATTTCAGTTGGGTTACAAAGGATATATTCAACTTGCGATTAGATCAGGACAGTATCGTAAGCTTAATGTACTGGCAATAAAAGAAGGTGAACTTGAATATTTTGATCCATTGAACGAGGAAATCAAAATCAATTTGATGATCGATAAATGGGATGAACGAGAAGAAGCATCAACAATGGGATATTATGCAAGTTTTGAATTGACCAACGGATTCAGAAAAGCAATTTACTGGTCCAAAAAGCAGATGATGTCACATGCAGATAAATATTCAGCAGCATTTTCAAAGGATGCGACAAAGATTAACACAAAATACGGAACAAAAGAAAAAGTATCTTTTGAAGACTATGAAGCAGGAAATTATGATCCAAAAGATTCATGGATGTATTCTTCCCACTGGTACAAGGATTTTGATCAAATGGCGTATA